TTTTATTTTACTCCGGCCAATGTTATGAACTTCCCTGACTCTAGAGACATGAACGTGGCGTTGGAGATGATGGAGGTGGGAGGAATGCATCGTCCTGGCCTGGTTGTACATGGTAGCTTCAAATTTTCCGATTTACCCGTCCTTCACCTTGGTGGGGAACGTTCAGTAATATTATGCCATGATGAGATGGAAGAAATTAGGTTACTCCCGCACTTGGTGTCTGATTGTGGTAGGGTTGTGGTTGTTAGAGATTATATGCCTGGCCCACTGCTTGATTGGACTTCCAAGTTTTGCAACTACTCGACCAATGTAACTAACTTGTTTTCCAGGGAATTGTTCCGAGACACTGATACCAGAACACGGGTGATGATGAAATACACTTCTGAAATTTTGATGAAATTGTCCATCGAAGGAGCCCAATTCTCCAGAAAGGCTGTCTACAACCGATTGTATTCATTAATGAAGTCTAGACACGGGGCTGATGTCGATGATCCCGCCCGTATCTTTTCGTGGATTTCGTCAGAAGAATACCTTTCTTTGGTTAAAGACACCATCAATTTGGGGCGGGAACAGTTGCCCAAGCGGTTGGAAAACACAGTAAGAAGCAAGTTGGCCACAGCTTTGAAATCCTATGAAACCACCCATTGGTGGATGCAACTCAAAGCTGCTACTTCTTTGGTTAGTTGTGGATTGGCTATGGCAGCCCCATTAGCTCTTGGTTCTTATATTCATTTGTTTTCCATGGTTAGTGGAGCTGCATATCTTAAGTATGTTCCCCACGCCATTTTGGCTGCTACAGGAGCTTTGACGGCATCTTTGTATAACCAGGTCTCGCGTTCTTATGATTTGCTCACATCTGAAGCCACCAGGAATCATTCTCTTTTGGCTAACTCTGCTTGTGAACCCTTGAAAGTTTCACTGCTATCAAAGGGTTATTTACAGCGTCAGAAGTGTCGTAACGCCAAGTTGGATAAAGCCACTCAAACCCTTGAAAAGAATGTGTTGCGATATGACATTGATGAGCGAGAGGATGATGAATACGTAGAAATGTATGGAACCACTATCCGAGGAGCTAACGTTGTCATCCCGTCAAAAGATTTAGAGGAGCTAAAAGCAGCGAACATCATTCGAATGGGGACCAAACGTCAGTATAACAAGAAAGTGTTCAAGCGTTTCAAGAAGTTTGTTAAGTCTATGTTTGAGGACTTCGGAAGCCACGACGTGGATATGTTAAGTACTCTTGATTATCTGGTGAAACAGTATGGTGCCAAACGAGCTGAACGGATGATCAAATTATACGGGGTTCCTTATGAAGATTTCTTGGACATGTGCAAAGAAATTGTCAAAGATGAGGCTTATTGTGGAAAAGATCCTGACAATTACAAACCACGCATGATCTGGACGCGTGACGAATGGTTTGTTGTCAATTTTGGCCCTTGGTTCTACTCCATTGGCAATTTGGTCAAGGATTTCGTATCCAAGAACGGAAAGTATAGCTCCGGCTGTACTCCCGCAGACGTTGGTGCGCAG